ATTCTACTATCAACACAGCCGCTGACCAGTCAGGAAGCAAGCAGGGCGCTATCCGTCACGCTGAAACGCAGGAATGAGAATCAGATGACTGTAGCACCAATTATCAGCGGGATGGTCTACAGTAACCCGTTACCATCAGCCCGAGATATTGCGCAGGCGTCGTGACCGCTGAGAAATAAAAAAAACATTTTCTGATTTTGTGTCAACATATCCCCGGTTTGTTATCAACAATTCGGGGATTTGTCTTTTATGAAAGCGACAGCACGCAAAAAACCTGCATTTAAAGACTTCTATGAGAATGGTATGTTTTCGCGAGTCATTGTAACAAGAACAAGAAAAAACAGATGGCAATTGTGCGGAACGCACAGGAGTGGAGAGGCTGTTGTATTTGTTGAGGCTGCAAGAGGGGGAGTGAGAGAATGGTCAAGCCTTGATTCCATTTCAGATTTTTGCGATTCGGCAGGGATTATTATTTGGGAAGTTCACAGAGGTAAAAATAATTAGAAAACTAATATTTCAAAAAAAACACCACATTCTATTATTATAAATTGAATGTGGTGGATTGTTTTAGATTACATAGACTAGCGCAATATGGACACTAATTTAAGTGCGGTTCCTTTTGCTGCTGTAGACCCCAGCAGCACTCGTACATCGCTGACTTTAATAAACACGTTGCTTGCAAAATTAGATTGACCGTAAACACGCAAATTACCCGTTGATACGTCCGCAGCTAATGTAAGTGACAAGCTATCCCATGAAGGGCCTAAAAATTTGGTTTTAACCTCATTTAATAATTCCTGTGATTGAATGATTGTGTTAGAACCTGGGCCCGAACGAATAAAAACACGAATTCGTTTTTCAACAAAATATTGAACACCAGGAGAAACCCGGACGGCCACATCAACATCAACATATAATTGGACGAATGGCGCCCCTAGAGTGAACTCCGCAAATAATATATTGGTGTTGGCATTAATAAGTGCACCATTACTGTGCCATGTTGAAAAATCCACGGCATATGGGTCTGCATCCCCCCCGCCACCTGCACCGCCATAGACAGGAGCAGATTCATTTGATTGCCCGAGATTAAGTAGTGAAGAAAAATAGCAACCAAACGCCCAATGAGCCGACTTAGTAGGATGAACTCCATCAGCAGCCATGCCGAATTTATTGGAGCACGTGCTAAAGTCACCCAGAAAAAGTGGCATGGAAATAAATCCAAATTTATTGATATCGGCAACGTAACGATAGACTGGAGGGTAATCTTTTGCATAGGTAGACGCGAAATCGCTGGTTTGCGTTGGGGCAACAACAATAACCTGAGGGGCGTTGGTAGCACCGGCGATGTTTGTCAGATGTTCCGTCATGTCTGCTCTGAGCTGATCCGCTGTTCTGGTAAAACGATCATTGGTACCCACATTGAATATATATGCGTCAAATTTTAAAAGATTCATCCATTGTTGTTGTGTGGTTTTATCAAGACGATTCCAGTCCTGCATACTTGAGCCGCCCTGCCCACCCTGCATGTAGTAATAGTCATCATCGGTTGACATGTACTGAAGTGCAAAAAGGCAAATATTCCCAATACCATTTAACACCTCGACATATGCCTGCGCGACAGCATTGTTTACCGTTAACTCGACAAATTTTATCTCGAAATTTTCACTACTTGTATTCACCGAAACAATATCGCCACTTGCACCCGCGGATGAGTATTGACGAAAATCAAAAGTTCCACCTCCCGGTTGGGCCAGATAATATAAACGACATTTTTTCCAACCTAACTGAACACCCAGAGATGCTAACGGCAAGTGTCGCATTGTCGCGCCCACCAAATCGCTACCGTAAAGAGCATCTCCGGCCAGAGAATACAAACGAGGGTAACTCCCCCTGTTTCCTGCTGCACGTCCGTCAAGAAACCCGTTAATATTAGTCATGAAGGCCGTGCGGCACGAAACTAGAACACCCCATTTCGATGTTTTTGTTCCCATAAGATTTGTTATAACTTCACGATACGAGTTTGGCGTCCCCTCGGTTAGTGAGTCTGCGCCAAAGAAAATACGTTTAGGCTTAAACCATGCACGCCCTCGGGATACTATAGCCCCCGATAGCGCTTCATCTTGTAAGGTTCCATCAGCAGTGCCAACCATTGTCAATCCATCATCTGATTTCAGTGATTGGCGGGAAACGGGGTAAGACCACTCACCCCATAATGATAAAGATGGTAAATAAGTGGATACGGCTAAAATGATAGATCCAGATATAAAAGTCCTTTTTTTTGGGGAGCCTGAGAGAATGGTTAAAATCCCACCTCCATAATCAGGTGAGGATAGATTCCCGGCAGGAACTGGATAAATACCTGGGTATAACAAGCTATCTAAATTAATATCGGCGCTGACGGCTGTTTTCATCATAAGAGCACCATAATTATTTTCGGACATAATTACCTCTCGATTGTTAACAGAAGTGATTAGACAGAATTAGACGAGGGTGATACAGAAAGAGGCCGAGCGGTAACGCCGACATATGGTGCATGGCGGCGTTTTGTTAGTGTCAGGATATCATTTCAAGGCATTGGGCGTATAAATCGTCCTGAGTGCCGTTTTGAGCTTCAAATGCGGCTTTTCCTCCGCATGTTCCATCAGCATGAACCGGAATCAGCCAAGCATAAATCGAGCGTATTGCTGCTGGCGCTGCGTGCTGGTGGTGATGGTCACACAGTGGCAATACGCGGGCATGTGCGCCTGCTGCTGTTCTCCCTTCGATATGATGCAGGCTGACCACATCGTTAATAATCCCATGAACGTAACAGGCAATGCAGGGCAGAGCGCCGATTTTATCCATCAGCGAGCGTTCAGCCACGCGGGGCGTTCGGCCTTTCAAACCACGCGCACAAGGTTTCTTTTTTGCCCGTTCAATATAGCGGGATTGTTGTTCCCGCTGTTTTTCGTACTGAGCCTGTCGCCATTCCGGGTCTGCCTGTTTCTCGCGCTGGCGGGCAATAGCCCGCCGCTGATACTCACGTTGCTTTTCAACGTGACGTTGTAACTTTTCCTGTGCGGTTTTCATGTTGAGAACCCCGCATATTAGTAAGGAAGGTCAGATTCAGGGACATATGCCGGGATTTCACTGTTGAAGCCACCACTTTCAACATGAAGAATTAGAGTGTCGATATATCCAGTGGTGTACGCATCACAGCGACGCGCAATTTCATGAAGCTGTTGAAGCTTGATATCGGTGTCAGCATTGCCCGTCGCGATTTCCTGCGCAATATCGACCTTTTGTTGCATCGCATCGGCGGTGAGTTGTGTCTGTGCTGAAATAATGGCGGATTCACTGGCCTCGTTATCGCCGTCAGCGCCGACGATATCCATGATGGTGCGGGCAACTTTCATTTCAGGATTTGCCAGCGCCTCAAAGTTCACATCACCACGCATCAGCGCCAGCGTATAGAACTCCCGACAGGCGTTATACCAGTTACGGCGGTGATAGCTTGTGTCGCTGTGCACTGAGCGCATATCCAGACCGTGCGACACATGAACTTCCATTTGACGCATGGCGATTTCGATAATTTCCGAATCGTGTCCTGCTTCAATAGCAGCAACAAAAGCCTCTTCATCGTCATCAAGCGGGGTGCAGTCAGGAATAAATGTCAGCGCGACTGGCACTGACATATCGCGTGTATCGTGCACATCGTTTGAATCCGCGCTGGAAATCGCAACAGAAGAAAGGGATTCTGCAATATCCATAGCAACTTCAGCGCTGACGTGTGCGCCGGTTCTGGTGTCGATAAGTTCGTCACCGTCTACCTGAAAGAATCCGTCCTGTTTGTAGAAGCTTTGCCAGTGCTCATCCGTCAGGCCATAGCGCAACACAGTATCGCGGGCCATTGCGTCATCATCTTTGGCATTGTCGCGGGAATGGATAACATCCTCTGCAACTTCTGACGGTGTACGCAGAAACGGGTTGCGGGATTTAGCCTGGGCGATTACCGCGCTGCCAGTGAATTCACCAGCCGCGACCAGTATATTCAGAATGGATTCCGCTTTAGTGCGTTCTGATTTGGTCGGCTTCCATTTGCGGCTACTGTTCAGAGAGCGGGCCTTACGGCGTTCGCGCTTACTGTCTGCCTGGTCAATATCGTCATCACCATCAGTAATATCGAGCGCCTGACGCAGACCATAGCGGCGAAAATAGGTGAAGGACGCGCCGACGCGCTGGCATTCATCAAGGCGCTTATCTTCTTTGATAAAGGCCGGGAGTCGGAAAGATACTTCTGTGCTGGTTGGGATATGGATAAAGGTTGTCACCATATCCAGCGGAAGCTCGTCGCCTTTTTCAAACTCTTGTTTAAGCATCAGGCCATGCTGATAGATGGGCTCGCGTAGCATGTCCAGCAGTTGCGCCAGTGATGCAAAAGTAAAGTCCAGCGTTTCGTTATAGTTGTCGCGTTCCGGGTTTTTTAGTTCGCGCACCAGATGCGCCAGTGCTTCCTGAGCATTGGCGTACTGTTTGCCGGGCGCTACATAGACTTCCGGCGCGGTCACTTCCGTTTTTTCGACTTCATTTGAGGCGTTTTTGTGAACGGGAATCATAGCGGCAGTTGCATAGCCAGCGGCTTTAAGTGCCATCATGGTATGTACTGCAAGTTCTGCGGCGTCAGGGATAGTGAGTAATGTAGACATGATTTGTGCTCTCTGGTTATGAGACTGAAAACCCACTTTTGAGATGGGCGGGGTGGAGCTCAAAACCGCAACCAGACGGCGGACTTATTCACAGACGGAGAGGCCTGCTATTCGTCGCACTCCACCCCATAATTCAGCACTCGCGTAGCAGTAGCTACCAGAGCATAAATTCTGGGTACAAATAAATCACGCTGACGGGGTGATAGTCCGCTGGTTGTGGTGTTTTGAGCACCTTTATAGATCTTATTTCAACTACAAATTAGAAGCAAGGGCTTATTTGCGCTCGGCAAACTTGAGAAGTTCATCAATTGCGGCTTTCAACGTGTCGGATGATTTGAAACTATAGAAACCGGCTTTCCACTCACCACAAGACTTTAACGCCGCCTCATAGTCGGAAAAGGCTTTTTGTAGCCCGGCCCGTTCTGCGTGTTTGGTGACAATGAGAAGGGCGTGAAGGTCGGTCTTACCTAACGTCACATTTGGGAATGTTCCATTGGTTGCAGTGTCTCGTTGCTGCATAAGTGAAAGCGTTACTCTGTCTGCAACAGAGTTAAATTCTTTCCGCTTTTCGCCCTTGATAGCATAGTGATAGCTGATGTAACCGCTGGCAAAAGTGCCGATAACCGAAACAAAAAGCGCTATCGTTGCCACTACATCACTGTAACTCATGAGGCTATCCTTATGTCCTATGCTGATTTTGCGGCTACTCTGGCGTTAGGTATATCAATCGGAAACCTGCTTACATGCCTGTGGTTTTGGTGGCTGAGCAAGCGTTGCTGATGCGGGATTATCTTATATCAACTACAAATAAGGCGAAAGGAAGAAGGGGTGTTTTTTGCGGTAAGGGATTGTTTATGGGTATAATCCTGCCCGGTGCTTGAGGCTGTCTGTCTCATGTCACCATGTGGCAGATAGAAGAAAGCCCCGAAGGTCAATTTTCATTAACCAACGAGGCCTCTAATCTTGCGTGACAACACGATTATAGCCTCCCAAAAGAGATGGAGGCAACTTTGTTTTACAAAGGAGTTTTTTTGTTTATCGCGATATTTATCGCGGCGTTACTGGCGTATACCGCCCTTAACCGGACGCTTTGCGAAGCGTCCATAGGTCAGGGAGGTGTGCAGGTAGCGGCAAAGTTTGCCTACGAAGCTAAGGAGAGTCGCTAAATCAGGGCGGGGATCCGTCCCCGCCTTTCTGGTTGTCTGGCATGGCCTGAGCACCTTTAAACGCCGCTCCTTCGGGGGCGGCTTTTCTTTGGCGTTACCTCTCGCATCATCTTTTGAATCCTCCAGGTAAAAAACCATAATGGCATCTGCCACGGACAGGAAGCATTGCCTGTTACCTTTAAGCCTTTGTTATTACCCTTGTGATTTAAGCCATTCCGCCCCCGGAGTGGCTTTTTTTTATTTGTACTACACGCCAGCGGTAACGCTGTTTTTGATCCTCTTCTTTCCTCGCTACGCTGCAAGCCTCACAAGGGGGGAATTGTGACAATAAAAATAAACAGGCGTGATGATGCATTTGCAAAGCTGGTGGCTGAAGCGCGGGAAGCGCCGGGGTTCAGCTATGCAAAGTCGCGCAACCGTGATTACAAGGGCTTTAACGATGATTTTCAGGCTGAAAAGTTACTTAAAAATGACGACATACAGCAGGCCGTCAGCGTTTACAAAAAGCACATCATTGCAGCGGATATCGTGGGGCGTCAGGAGGCGTTAATTGACCTTTCGGCGCGTTTCCGTGCGCCGGATTCAACAGCGGTAATGCTGGAATTGCAGGCGCTGGAGAAAATGAGGCTTGAACCGGAGGTGTTCCGCAGCCGCATGGCGGCAATTGATACCCGTGCAGTTAAAAACATCAAAAGAACAAAGCACGGCTGGCAGGTTGAGGGGCTGGATAAGTCACATCTTGCCGCGCGGATCCTTACGCTTGCCGGGGTGGATATTAGCAAGCCGATAACCGACGAAGGTAAGCGCCTCGCGAGAGAAACACTGACCGAAATTTACCGGGATATGGGATTCGATGACGGCGATTGAGATAGCACCTGAGCATGATTTAGAGCGCCGTCGCTACTGGCTGTCAGAGAAAAAGAAAATGGCAGAGTGGCGGCGCGTCATGCGTTCGCTCACGACAAAACCGCACCGCGTTAAATGTCTGCGCGGTGGGCGTGGCTCCAGTAAGTCATGGAGGATTGCCGAAGCACTGATTCAGCTCACTGTGCGTTATGACCTGCGCATTCTGTGCTTGCGCCGGGTGCAAAAATCTATCGACGCATCATCACATAAGCTGCTCAGCGATACGATACGCCGTCTGGGGTATGAATCAGAGTTCACGATAACTCAAAACAGTATCAAGGCTAAATCCGGCGCTGAATTCCGGTTTTTGGGCTTTCAGTCGAACCTCGACAGCATTAAATCCATTGAAGGTGTGGACATTTGCTGGGTGGAGGAAGCGCACGCGATTTCGGCTGAAGCGTGGGAAACGCTGGCCCCAACATTGCGCCGCAACGGTGCTGAACTATGGATTACCTTCAACCCGGCTTTTGCGTGGGATGAAACCTATGTCAGATACGTTCTCAATGCAGAGGATGACTGGTTTATTGAGGAGGTGAACTGGTACCACAACCCATATTTCAATTCGACGTTGGATAAAGAGCGGATTTATACGCTGAAGTATTACCCGGACAAGTACGACAACATCTGGAACGGCGTTCCCGTCAGTGATTTACCCGGCGCTGTTGTTAACCGTGGCCATCTTGAAAAGTTAGTTGTTTCGCCCGATTCGAAACTGGCGAAAGCGTGTCGAACTGGCGTTAAAACGGCGGTGCTCGATGTTGCTGATGATGGCGATGATGATTCTGTGTTGTCGTTCTTTGACGGGCGTTTTTTGTACCGTATGGAGCGATTGCAGGCGCGTGACACCGTTCAGCTTGCGCAGCAGGCGTTAAAGATGGCGACGGAAGAAATCTGTACCGTCCTGATTTACGACTCTGTCGGCGTTGGTTCTGGTGTTAAAGGCGAGTTAAACAAATACGAAGATTCAGAGATTGAGTTTCGTAAATTCGTCGCTCAGGGCGAAGTGTTGCGCAAAAAGTCCCGATATCGCGGCGGGAGGCCGAACGAAGATACCTTCCATAACCTGCGAGCGCAGGCGTGGTGGGCGTATCGGGATGCAGTTAACGACTCTGTGCGCTGGATAGAGACAGACATTATGCCGCCTGATGGCCTTTTCGCGATTTCTGACCAGATACCGCGTCGATATCTCGACCGCATCCTTTCTGATTCTACTGGCGTCATGTGGGAAACCACGCCTGACGACAAAATCCTTATTGAAGCGAAGAAAAAAGTTAAAAAACGGCTGGGCGTGTCCACTGACTACGCTGACGCCATATTCCCACATCTGGTACGCATGAAATCAGGAATTATCGAATGACGAACAAAACCAGCTTGATTCCCACTGAGGGGATTTTAACGAAAGAGGGCCTGCAGCCGGCTAATTACAATGTTGATGGCTATGTCAGTATGATGACCAGCGCAGCGGCAAGCTCAAAAGGCGCGGCGGGCATGAGTTCACCGACAGCAAACCGCATGAAGGCTCGCGCCGCCGAGGGGATGATTCCGCTGGTGGCTGCAATGACCGGGGAGCTATCCGGCATAGGATGGCGAATTATCAGCGAACCGGTTGCTGCCGCCATGCTGAACGGATTCACAGTGGTTACTGAAAATCCCGATGATTCAAAGCATATTCAGCATATTTTTGACGAAATGAGCGCGTGGCAGGTAGTGGAAAGCGCCGCCATTCTAAAGCGTCATCATGGCTGGTCTGTTCTGGTTATGGGGGAAGAGTGGGTGCGTTGCCACGGCTCGCACTGGATTACCCCGTCGAATGACTGGTTTGCAGACTATAATTCGCCTTTTTTTGGTCTGCCGGAAGGCTGGCGTATCCAGCTTAAAAGCCCCATCGGTGGAGAGGTGTTTATTGAGCAGGAGGATTCGATCCTCTTTGGCGATAAAAACTATCAGCCGATTTACGCGATGGTTGGTATCGAATTTGGCGAACCATTGCTCTGCAAGCCTTATGCGGCGTTACAGCGCCTGGGGCTTTCGCATGAGCTAATTATCAGCATTCTTTCTCTTTCCGTTCAGGATATCTATAAAAAGAATGACTTAGCGGAAGAACTGAAAACGGCTAAAGGAGAAGCTACAGCAGCCCGCAGGCTGGCAGGGATAGCGGCGACCCGTCAGTTAAATGACATGGTCGCGATTGATGCAGAAGAGGAAATTAACCGCCTACAATCCACTATGACCGGAACCGCCGACCTTGTTGATATGGCTATTAAGCTGGTATGCGCCGAAACCGGTTTTCCCATAGCTATGCTGGCAGAGCGTAAAGGCGGTCTTTCCAATAGCGATACCAGCGCCGATGCACAATGGCAAAACCTTGTTTCTCATATCAACACCAATTACATCATCCCGGCGCTGAAAAAGCTGGCTTTTCGCTATACGGGCATCCGCGCTGAATTTGTGCCGAATAAATCTCAGGGGCAAATAGACCGCGAGGTAGACCGGGATAAGAAGCGAGCGGAAACAGCACAGCTTTACTATTCCATGCGAGCCATTACCAGCGAAGAGGCCCGCGCAACGGCGCAGGAAACCGGAGCGGTGGTTATGCTTGCGACCACTCCGCCCGCAACTGGAACCATTGATGACCAGAATGACGACGATTCGAACCAGAACAACGAGAATCTGAACCGTAATAGCACCAAAAAAGACAACGACGAGGCCAATAATGGCGAAGAGTGAACCACGTTACGACGCCGGGTATCCGCTGGCTATCGAACTGGTTTACGCTCAACGGCTGGGCGATAACGGCCGGCTTGTTGGTAAATGGGTTCGCGATGCCTGCATAAAGACATACAGGGCAATCGGTAAATCCGGCGCGGTGCTCAATACCGATGCCGCCGATGGTAAAGATATTTCCGTTGATGACCTGTTGGGGGATTTCATCGCCGCCTCAACGGTCAAAAAAGTGCGCGTATATATAAAGAAGAAAGCCGGACGGAATTACTCACGTATGACGCGTGAGCAGCAGGAAAAGCTTGTCCGGTCTGTTGCTCAGGAACTTTTGCCGGATGCATCAATATTCCTTAAAGCCATTCCGGCGCTGCTAAAAGATGGTGAGTTTGGGGCCGTTCCCGCCTACGCATTCAGTGAAGTAAGGCGGCAGGCAGGAATCAGCCTGGCTAAAGACTTTGCCAGAGTGACCGGCTCAAAGCCAGATACCTACCTTCGTGTTATCAACCGCGCCGCTGATGATGTACAGGCCGCTATTGTAAATGGTCAATTTGGCCTGACTGACGAGTATTACCAGAGCTATTACCAGCGTTTCCGCGTCGATGGCGTGAATCTTATTGACCTGAAAACAGGGCTATCAGCCACACCAGATACAGCGGGGGCAATATCTAAGCCGCTCGCCAGCTTAACGGATCCGATGAGAGCCGCGAGCACGGTTCCATCATTACCGGCTATGGACGCTGCAAATACCCAGCTTGCTAACTCGGCGGTTGACGATTTCCGGCTTATTGTTCGCGCTGCCGCCGATACTGATTTGGCACCGGGTATCAAACTGCCAACCGAAAATATGGCTGACCTGATATCCGTTGATATCTATGACGGCGATAAAAAGCTGCTGGAGCAAACAGCGGACTGGCTCACGGAGAGTATGGGGCGCATGGAGAACGTCTCCGATGAGGCGCTACAGCGTGGAATTAAGGTCGTCCAGCAGGGATTACGCGAGGGGCGGGGCGTTGACTATATCGCCGATAAACTGGCAACCGAAATGGAAATTCCCTATCGGAGAGCCCGCAACGTCGCCCGAAATGAGATAGGGAATCAGGCCTGGAATCTGGAGGAAGCCAACGCCCGTATTGCCGGGATGAAAATATACCGCTGGCGGGGGATGTTAGACGAACGCGAGCGAAAATTGCATGTTGAGCGCGAAGGTAAGGCATACGAGCCGACCAGACCGCCACAGGACGGGAATCCGGGGCAACCGCATTTATGCCGCTGCTTCCCTGAATGGTTGTTCTCTGCGTCGGACGTTGAAGAAGCGGAGAAAGAAATTGCTGCAAGAAACACAGGTCAACGTTGACGCCATCAAGCAATGGGAGATAACCCCGGAAGGTTATCTCCAGATTGATATCCCTATCGCCCGTCCGGGCGTACTGGTTTATGACCGCAAGCGCGGTGATGCATTCACGGCTAAAGAGTACCGCTCAGCCGATGAATTGTTTAACCAGGACTCAATGAATACCTTAATCGGCAAGCCTGTGACCGTGTCACATCCTCGCGGTGGTCTGGTGACGTCAAAAAACTACCGGGCCGTTTCTGCGGGTGTTGTTACTGCTGTTATGCGTCAGGGTGATGAACTTATCGCCCGCGCACTGGTTCAGGATGAGAAGTCCATCCGACTGATTCAGCAGGATAAAGATTTACGGGGTGCTTCGGCGGGGTATCAGTGCGACGAAAAGCCAAAAGAGACAGGACTATCCCCGGACGGGCAAACGTTCGACACGGTGCAAAAGGGTATCAATTACAACCATTTGAGCATTGTGCGTAACCCACGGGTAAAAACTGCAACATTCAATCTGGACGGTGAACCGATGGAATTAGAAGAGGCGTTAGCCGAAATTGAAAGTCTAAAAGCGAAAAATCAAACGCTTACGACTGATTTAAGCAAAACACAGGGCGACCTGCTGAAAGCAAATACCCGCCTTGTGAATATGGACTCAGCCAGCAATGAAGCCTACGAGCGCGGTGTTGCTGATGGTCGTCAGGAAAATGACCTGAAAGCAGCAGCTAAACGCCTGAACATCAACACCGACAGCCTGGGCGATATCAATCTGGTCAAACAAGCCATCATTCGTAAAGCAAACCCTGAAGTAAACATGGATAGCTGGACGGATGGGCAGGTGGATGTTGCGCTGTCAATGGCGCTGGTTGCCTGCGGTAAGAAGTTCGAACAAACCCCGCGTAATCCCCGCGCAGCAGTTAACACCGATGAGCAGGGTGCTCAGAAGTCAGCCCATCAGGATTATCTGGCTCGCACCTTTGGCAAAAAAGAGGCAGGCAAATAATGCAGACCACGATTAAAGACGATTTTGACGCGGGCTTGCCAGGTGATTTGGCGGTGCTGCCGTCTTTCCGTTCCTCCGCTCGGGTAACCTCCCGTCGCGCTGGTGGTGAAGTTGCACCGGGCGATGCGGTGAAACTTACCTCCGGTAATGATTCAACCTGCGTCGCTCTACCTGATGATGGTGATGTTACGGATGCCATCGGTATTGCTGTTACTGCACATTCCAATATGCCCGCCACACCGGGATTTGGTAGCAACACGCGCATTGGCGTTGTCACTATCAATTGCCCGATTGGTATTGTCGAAAATGGCCCGATCCGCGTAGCGGTCAAAACGGGTGAATCGCCGAAGGTGGGTGATTTAGCCGTGCCGAAAGGCCGTAACGCCACTACCGGTTATATGGAATGGGGTGTTGCTGCATCCGGCGATAAAAGCCGCTTCCGCTTTGAATCGCCAACTCAGCGCGGCGGCACGGCAATTGTGATGGTCATTGATGGCGAACTACTCAGCGCCGGATATCCCCGCGAAGTCGCTGTAACTGGCGTTGCGTTGTCGCCTAAAACAGCATCTAAAGCCGCTGGCGCGACTCAGCAGTTTACGCCGACAGTATCCCCGGCAGGCGCAACCAATAAAGGCGTTACCTACGCATCCAGCAATGCGAACGTAGCAACAGTGGACGCATCCGGCCTTGCCACGGTGAAAAGTGGGGCAACAACCGGGCAGACGGCAACCATTACGGTACGTACTGAAGACGGTGGTTTCACTGACACCGCTGTAATCACCGTTAGCTAACAGGGAAACCTTAAAAGATGAATGAGAAATATTTAGCCGCGCTTATGGCGCAGCTTTTTACAGAAGCTCAGGTAGCTGGCGCGGTGCCGGGTATCAACGTTGACGAACAAGGGCTAATTTTTGCCCGTGACCTTATTTCCATGTCAAACGATGTTTACATGGAAGAAATGCCCGCGCCGGTCGCGTTGACCATGTTCCAGCAGGAGCCGGGCATCAACGAGGGCGCTAAGTGGGCTGGTTATCGGATGTACTCCGCGCAGGGCATGGCTAAAATCATGGCGGCATTCGGTACAGATATGCCGATGATGAGCGCTAAAGGCCGGGAATACTTCGCGCTGATGTACGATATCGGGCTGGGCTATGGCTACACCTACAGTGACGTTATGGCGGCGGCAATGTCCGGTACTCCGCTTGATAACATTCTGGCGCTCAATACCCGCGAAGCGCATGAACGCACCGTTTCTAATCTGCTGTGGCGCGGTAACAAGGAATATCAGATTATCGGCTTTATCGAACATCCGAATATTCCGCTGGTGGCGCTGCAAGGTGCCTGGGCGACTTCTGACGGCGATAAGATTTGCGACGACGCATCAGCGCTTATTGCTGCGGTAAACACCACGAAAATCTACGAAGTGAATGAATTCCATATGCCGTCTAAGGCGTGGGCCCGAATTCAGGGCTTGCGCCTGAGTGGTACGCTCGGCACGGTGCTGTCATTCCTGCGTAGCTCTTACCCGGAAGTTACTTTCCGCAAAAACTCCGATCTGGATGATGACGGTATCTGTATCGCGCTGGCAAACAATCGTCGCCACTTCGCCCAGGCTACTCCTGTGCTGTTCCGTCAGTTGCCGGTTCAGCGTAGCGGGCTAGACCTGTCTATTCCGTGCCTGTCGCGCTCTGCTGGCGTTATCGTCCGTGCGCCGCTGGCTGCTGCCAAATCCTCAAAGGTGATTTAACTCATGGCTGAGAAAGAAAAGGTTTTTCTGACTAACACCACTCAGGCACCGATTCACATCGGTGCAAAAAACAGCGAAGGCACCGTTATTACTATCTCAATCGCTCCGCTGGCAGCGGTCGAAGTGGACGGCGCAACACTGACCATCGGCGGCGTTAAGCAGTTTCTGGACGAAGGCCGATTAAAAGAAGTTTCAGCCGCTGAAGCCAAAAAGCTCAATAAAGAGCATGACGGCGTAGTTGATTCTGACGACGAGTAAGGGCATAGCATGACGGTAAATGACTGGCTCGCCATTCTGCTACCGGGGGTGACACTTGATGAGGGCGCTATTAGCGCCCTTTCTTCTCAATGTGAGCGGCTTTACAACCTGCGGGCCGCTGCGGAGTACGGTTACGACATTGAGCGCCTGAAAGCGCTGTATGTTGCTGCCAATCTCGCCCCAATAGCAGTAGAAGGCATAAGCGCAAGTGTTCGCGGTGTTGCAAGTCGCCGGGAAGGGAAAGTTGCGGTGACATTCACAGAAGCCGCGCAAAAGTCTGGCTGGCAGGGTACGCAGTGGGGGCAGGAGTTTTTAGACGCAATGGGGGATTTGACAGGCGGTTGCATCCTTATCGGTCACGCCTATTAACGGGATTTTATTCTAAAAAATGCGATTGGCCAGCTTGGCCATCAGCAATAAAAAGAGGGTCAACGCTCGATTTTGAAGATAAATATTCTGATATTTGAAAACGTTTAACGGAGTTTGATCCATGCGTGGAGGTGCAAAGTTTGAAACAAAGGGCTTTGACCGCGTAATCCGTCAGCGCGTGAATGCGCTGGCGGGCGTCAAGCTTACCGTTGGTATTCACAGAGGGAAAATGAATCAGGGCGTCGATGTTGCGCTGTATGGAGCCTGGAATAACTTCGGCACAAAGAACGCTATGGGATGGGAGTTAATACCAGAGCGTCCATTTATGCGATTTGCGGCAGACAGAATAGCTGACTGGATGCGTACAGACGCTTACAAGGAGGTCTTGCGTGATGTTGCGCGAGGTCGCATTACTCCGCAACAGGCTATTGCTCGCATAGGTGCTCAGGCTGTTCAAATTACCAGAAAAACAATCGCTGATTCCGCGCTATACCGTCCTAACTCAGATATCACCATCGCCCGCAAGGGGTCAACAAAGCCGCTTATTCATAGCGGTACGCTTATCCAGACAGTCAATTACAGGGCTTTTGCATGAGACGATTAATTCACTACTGGCGTCCATTACCGATTGAGATAGTTGGCGGTATGCCACGCGAGGGATATTCGGAGCAACAATCCGCTTTCCTCAGTATGCAGCCGGTTGATGGTGGCGGTTCATTTCGGGCGTACCTAACCGGGCGCAAACCTCAAGATTACATGGAAGCCATTGGCGAAACGGATTTAGAGGTTACAGAAGAGGGCGAGCATAACGGCGCTATAGTCCTGTGTGCGGGTAAATATTACGAAGTGGTGCAGCGGCAGGAATGGCAAAACGGCGTTATTAACCACTACGAATATTTGCTATTTGGTATGAAAGAACGGGACGCGCTCGCGCTGGTGGGATAATGACTAATTATGCGGTCAAATTAATGACCGTTGACGGGGAATTATCATATTCTGATTATCGCGCAGAAAAGGCGACATTCACCGCTAACGGCAACAGCAAAGATATTTTATTCACGCCATATAATTTTCGGGATCCGTCTGTGGTCAGTTCTGTTGTGCTGGATAATGGCAGCGGAACCACTATCAATATTTCGGCTGATTTCCGGCTGAATGTTGGCGATGTTGTCAAATTCCCGGCTGGCACACTCAAAGAGACCGATACACAGGCCAGACCAACAATTCTGAGCGGTGCGCCCTACGTTGCAATGGTACGGGCAAGACAGGCAATGATTGAGTTGGCGGGCGATAGTCCAATTTACGCACAACAGAAGATTCCAGAGTCAAAGGATCCTTTTACTGCCGTTCATCTTCTCACGTCATCGAGAGAGCCGCAGGCGTTCGCAAAGTCATGGGATGGAGATTACCGCGTTTATCACTACAACTGTGAAGCGAAAATTATCGTCATCCGGTCATCAGATGACGCTCAGGCATTTCTGGAAAACTTTTTGAATCAGGTCGATTCGACTGAAGGTGATTTCTGGCAGTTCGAAAATAACTGCTGTATTGACCGCTCGGGCGATTTCGAGAATAGCTCCCCTCTAATTGATAACCTCGTTTACCAGCAGATGGCACAGGTAACGCTGTCTTTGACATTTGTGTACCAGCATTACAAACGAGAGAGTTGGATTGAAAGCGCGACGGTCACACCGTGCGATAAAGTCACTCTCGCTATCAGGGGCTATTAAATGGCGAATTTAAGTCGGCTTTTTAGTGTAAAAATTGGGCGTCAAACTACCGCCGCTCAATATGGCGTGTTTGGTGTCGGGTTAATCCTCGCGCCGGGCGCGGCATTTTTCGGGAAAACATTCACAGATTACGAATCCGCTGTCGTCGCGGATTTTGCCGATCTCTACCGGGTCTATACCAGCGCTGATGATGCCATTTCAGACGGCGTATCCGGCGATAATCTTCTGGCGGTTCAGGCGTATTTCTCTCAAAGTCCGTCACCGGATACGCTGGTTGTCGGCGATTTCTCAGCCGCTTACAGCAAAACTATGATTGCCCTGACGGGGGTTCCGGTTTCCGGCGCACCTACAACCACAAAAGCCACCATCGGATATGTGAAAGGTACGGAATATCGCTACGCCAGTTATAACGGCAATACTTGGGCCGGGAGCACTGGCGCAGCGGCTGATATCGTTGCTGATGCAACGACTACAGGTCAGTTTCTGGTTGATGGTCGCATTGTCTATCTGGAAGGGGCCGAAGTTGTTCACGCTGAATCTACAGCGCTGGCTGCTGGCGTCAGTGCAGCGATTGCTGCCATCAAAAACCAGTACAACAAGTTCTTTATGTGCATGACGCCGTCGCGGAATCTGTCGATTCAAAAAGCTATTGCTGATTGGGTCGAATCGCAAATTGATAAAATGGCGGTGTTTATCGACGACTACACGTCTTCCACCTGGGCGACTGACAACATTACGAAATACCTTTTCGATAAGAATATGGCTGGTTCGTTTGCCATTTCGACGAAGCTCGAAAAGAACTTCCTCGACGCTGCTATCGCCGGGCGTTGTCTTGTCATGCAACCGGGCTCAGAAACGTGGGCGCTCAAGACACTTAACGCTGTTCAAAGTGATGGATTCACCGAAACCGATTACCAGAAAATTAAGGCGCTAAACGGCAATACCTTTGAAGATTATGGTTCCGGTATCACGGTAACTTACCCCGGCACATGCGGCGACGGAGAAGCGATTGAAGTTGTTCGTTTCTGCTACTGGCAGGCCGACCGTATGCAAAAAGACCTTGCCACGCTGCATATCAACCGCAACAAAGTGGGTCATGACATGCCGGGCTATGAACTGGTCTGTAACCAGATGGAAAGCTCGCTGAAGGCGGGCCAGACCGCTGGCGGCATTATGGAAAACTTTACGGATGATAACGGAGATTATGTCCGTGGATTTACCGTAGTGCGTCCAACGATGTCAGAAATCAGCGCCGTGCAGCGTATTAAAGGCGATGTGACTATCAAATTCTCTTTCTACCTCCGCTACGCCATTAAGCACGTTGATGCTGTTGGTACTGCGATGACTTACGGGATTTAACTATGTATTTAGGCGTAATGTCCTCTAAAGACTGGCTGATTACCGTAGGCGTTGTGCCGGTAATCGGTCTGGCTAAAGACAGCAATATCACGCTGGAAATGACGGATGACCAGATTACCGTCTCTTCCGGTATCGGCGGCGACTGGTCTTTTATCGATAATCCGACTGAAGAAGGGTCTTTGACCTTCGTCACACAGCGAAACTCTCCGGTTAACACGGCTCTTTTTCTGATGCAGAAAACGAAGTCTGTAGTACCCGTCACGCTAACCAATACGCGTAATCTGTCGGTACACCGCATGGGTTACGCGATGTTTGCCCGTCAGCCTACTGATGGCGCAAATAACGGCGCTGGTGCTCAGACACTGGAATGGAAACTCGTTACTGGCGAGGTAGATTCGGTCATTAATGGAGTGAATATTACCTGATGGACGACTCAATCAAACACGTTGAAATCAACGGGCGTAAATTCTGTGTAGTCCGAATGAGCGCTTTTGATGCCATTCACTTTAATTTGCGCGTGGCGGAGATTCTCGCTAAACACGGTATCAGCCAGGTAGAAAGCATTCTTTCTATGTCGTCGAAGATTTTCGGTGTGCTTAACCGGGAAGACCACGACGAACTGTTATTTACCTTGCTGGCAAAATCCCGCGCTCAACTGGTCGATAATGGCGAGTTTCTGGATAGCTGGGACGCAGTGAATACTAATTTCACCGCTACCAACATTGCCGATGTATATCTGGTGGCGCTGGAGTGCCTGAAGCTCTCCATTCTTCCGGTTACAGCAGGGTTAAAAAAAAATATTGGTCTGGACACAGCGGGAACGATGCAGGGAGCCATGCGGCAACTGTTCAGCGCCTTGCTGAAAACCTTGACCGAACCGTCCGCACAGAACTTGTCATCTGGCGAGTGATAGAAAGCGGCCTGATTAGCTTCAGCGATGTAGTGTCAGGCCGCGCCTCCTTTGATTCCATTATGAGAGCCTCCGCCGTTATCCAATTTGATAACGCGGTTCAGCACGCGCTTAGTAAGGTGAAAAAATGACAGACCAGTCAGCCGATCTCGTAACGAAAATTGACGTTATTCCTGACCTTGACGGGCTCAACAGCTTTGATGCTGCGATTGATAAGGCTATCGCAAAGGTTAATCAGCTTGACGCCGCTATCAAGCGTGTCAACAACCTGAAGCCTGCAAGCCCCTATGCGCCCAGCAGTGCATCAACAGCGCCGACAGCCGCCGCTACAGCAGCAATAGCCACAGTAGCCGCTACAGGCTCTAATTTGATTGTCCATACGCCGCTGGCTAATACGGTTAAAAGGGAATCACAAAAAATTGCACGTGCGGCAGTAGAAGGCATGGGGAGTGGTGTTGGTTTACCATTGATGGGAGGCTCAGGAGGGGGGAGGCTTTTCATTCCATACCACGGGGGTAGCTCTCCTTCAGGGAATGGTGGTGGATTGTTTGATCCTTCAACGATAAATCCGCTTTCTAGGTATGACTTTTCAGCAGGGAGTTTTTCAGGAAACCCACTCAACCCAAAAGGAAATGATGAATCTGCTGGTGGAGGGGGCGACGGGAAAGGCTTAGGTGCTGAAAATCTCTTGGCGGGAGCCGGTCTAACGGCAGGCATTATTGCTATTGGGAAATCACTGGCTGATGACCTAGATTCTATTCAGCAGCAACAAGCGCAAATTGCAAGGCTTGCACAAACAACAGGTGATGCGAAAGATGCATTCTTTGCTTTAAATGAGGCAGCAAGCGCAGTAAGAAGCGATAGCGGAGCGTTTATCTCAACCTATACCAATATGGCGACCGCCACGCAGAAACTTGGAAAGTCTCAGGAGGAAACAATCCGAGCGACTCAGGGGCTGGTGGGCGCATTACAGCTAGGTGGTGGCAGTGCTGAAGCAGTAAACGCAGCGCTTTACCAGATGGGCCAGGCATTTTCTTCTGACCGGTTCGGCGGGGATGAATTTAGATCCTTCATGGAGGCCATTGGCACAATGGCCCCGGAAGTAGCGAAGGCTTTCGGCACTGATGTAAAAGGGCTGCGGGCAATGTCAGAGGCCGGGAAGCTGACAGCGGAAACGATGCTAAAGGCCTTTGAAAAAATGGCCGCAAATAATGCTGACCTTCTTAAAAAGCAAGGATGGACGTGGGGACAAACATTAACGGTGATGCGAAATGACTGGCAAAACTTTCTTGCCAAAGCAACGATAGGTGGAGATTGGCAAAAATTCACAGATTGGGCATCCAATACTTTGATTCCTGTTCTTAGAAGTGCGGAAAAAGAGGTTGCCGCGTTCTGGTCAACGCTCGCAGACGAAAGTAAATCGGCGATTCTCATAGGTATTCTTGGGGCTGTTGGGGCGGCTTTTACTGCTCTGGCTATCCCGGTGATTGCTGCAGTATGGCCTTTTCTGGCAATTGGTGCTGCTGTATGGGTTGTTTATGAAGCGTTTGTTGAATGGAAAGCATGGTTAGATGGCAAGGGAGGCACCATTTTTGATAGTGTTTTTGGCAGTTTTGACGAATTTGAACGGCGTTACCCAAATCTTATAGCAGCGCTCAGAACAATTATTGATTTGGCTGGAAAGGCTGCTTCAGGTATAGACAATGCAACTAAGCAAAATGGCAGCAACGGGATTATCTCCGATGCTATTGAAAATCCGTGGATGACGGCTTTCAAAGGGCTTTATAACCTTACGCCGCTACCGAATACATTCAGGTCATTGGGTGGGCTAAGTGACGTGTTCGACCTTAATCCATTACCGGGAATAGAAAGCGCTCTTGGAATCCTCCCTTCAACGGCTACAGGTACACCAAACATTAGCAATAGTGGAAATAAAACAACTACCATTATTGTTAATAGCCCAAAAGAGGCCGCTGACACGGTAAATAATATTGATGAGCCGGGTACTATATCTGGTGATATTGGTGGTAATATCGCGGAGTCAACAGGGGCAAGATAAGGATAAGGCAATGCCAAAAAATGAGTTTAAGGATTTCGCAACCTTCGAAACTCTCATAACACCAAAAATAATCACTGTTGTTTACTGGTTGGTTACAGTGCTTCTCATCCTCGGCAGCATTTTAAGCTGGCTGCGTCAAAGCGAAGGTATGAGTATTAGTTTTGCTGTATCTCTGGTGGCTACTAGGGTGATTTTTGAGTTAATCATGGTTTCATTCAAAAACAACGAGTATCTACGCCGAATTTGTGAAGCGGCAGAGGCTAAAAAGAGCGATTAACCGCCAGCGGTAACAGCATGTAACCCACACAGCTAAGATGTGAAAATCCCCTCTACGAAGGGGATTTTTTTTGGGGTTTTTATGGCTGAAGGTATGGACGCGGCGATTAGTGCGCCAAGCGATAAACGGGCTGTTATGGTGTTTGAATCAGGAGTGACGGTGTCACTTAGACTCAAAACACGTGAGGAAGTTTCGGCAAAACGAACCATTGCGCAGGGGAAGATTGAGACTGGTTATAAAATATCGGACGGTGAAGTAGACGATCCAAAGGTAGCCAGTTTTGAGGGAATCATCACCGGCACTGATTTACCTTTTGCGCCTCTGCATATGATTTCAGCCATGAATCAGGCTCAGGCCATTCAGGCGGCATACGATACGAAGGAATTTGTGTCGGTATATACATCCTTCATGGCAATGCCTCAATGCCGTATCACATCGCTTTCAATTGAAGCCGTTCCTAAGAAAAACAGCTATACCGTCAAGCTCACTGCTCAGAAAGTTGACACGGTGACATTCCAGCGCTCACGCACAAAATCAGCGCAAGCAAAAACTTCTAAGCCGGCAGGGAAGGGGAAAACCTCCGCAGGTAAAAAGAGCGCCACCACGGTAGACGCGAACAAAGAGCCGCAAAAAGTCTATGCGCTCGAAAAAATGCGTCGTGTATTGGGAGGGGCATAAATGGAGCCCGCTTACTATGAAATTGGTGTTATCGCATCTATCCCAGACCAGGAATTCACATCATCACTAAACGGCGTGGTTTTGAATATGCGCCTGTTTTTCGCAACAACCGCAGAGCTGTGGTGGCTTGAAATATCCAACGCAGACAGAACGGTTACACTGTCACAAATTTGCTTGCGTCCGGGAGTCTGGCACGGCCTTAGAGGAAAATTGCCGGGCTATGCTGGTGCGGGAGCGATTGGTGTTGCTCGTCTTAGACCAAATGAAAAATTTGGAGACGTTAACGCTTTTGATGGGGGCTTTGGCCTTTTCTTTTACGACGAACTGGAGAGTGATTAAGTGGGGAAACTCTGGAAGCGATTTATTGAATCACTTTCGCCTAAAAAGCTGGGGGTTCTACTGGCTTTGGCGGTGGGGTTCACATTGGGTGCGATTAAGTTTTGGGACTGGTTTAAATACAGGGTGGGAATTATTACGGCGGCTCTTGCGGTGCTTTCTCTTAATGAATGGGCAGTAATTATCGGCATTTTATGCACTGTGGTGACTTGCCTCGTTAACTGGTATTACGAGCGAAAAAAATACCTAGTCGCTTTAGGTGGGGG